AATCCCGGCGATCTTCTTCATGCTATCGCCGAAAGCGCCCATTCCGGCGCCGAAGCCAAGGTTTTGACTCTGTGGGGGTTGTGGGGCGGCGATCGGTTGCGGCTTACGCCCCATCTGCATCAAGCGTAGCCACTCTTGCAAATGCGCTTCCCGAATGGCGGCGGGGCCAAACCCAAGATTGTCCATCGCCGGTCTCCTCTCTAGGCCGCCAGGACCATATCCATGGCCTCGCGAACCTGCGCCTTCATGGCCGGATTATGGCGGATGTGCTCGGCAAAGGCCGGGCCATGCTCGGCATAGGCGCTAACCAATTCGTCGGAACCGTGCGCCAACATCTTGTCACGATATTCCAGCCACCTTGGATCATCCTCGCCATAGACCTCGCGAGCCACCCAACAGAGAAATGGCGCCAATTTCGCCGCGCCCATTGCAAAAGTCCCGGCGCCGCCCAAAAGCCCCCCGACATCCATGCCCGGCTTAGGGGACCGTTGGATCGACCCCATAGGCGTCTGGCCAAGAGCGGATTGACGCATCGCCAACATCCGCATCGGATGCTCCTGCTCATCAAGGAAGCGGTTATACGCTTCGTCGAGGTTTGCTTGATCCATGCCGCGTTGCATGCCGCCCGCCTGTAGCCCGGCCCGTTGAGCGCCAAGCCCGAGGTTCTGAGCCATCTGAGCCGCCTGAAGCCGCGTGTTGGTGTTGAACGTATCGCCCTGGAGTTGGCGAGAGGCATCAGCCTGCCCGAGCCCCGCCGCCGTGGTAAAGCCTTGGTGGCGCAACTGTCCGGCGGTATTCCCCACCCTATCGAGCAGGTTTCGGTTCATCTCCGCATTGGCGATGCCGTGCCGCGAGCCGCCGAATGCCCCCGCCCCCGCCGCCGTCGCGTTGAGGCCGTTCTGAGCGATGGTGTTCGCTCGCGTCATGTCGTTGATGGTGTTGTTGACGACGGTGTTTTCGTGAGGGTTCTGGTAATTGCTCAGATATTCCGAACCATTCCTGACCGTCACGTCGCCGGAGCCAGTCGCCAGCCCGCCAATCGCCTCGGCGGATTGCCGCATGGCCGGCCCCCAGGCGTTCATGTTGTCCTGCATCGAATTGAACGCGCCGGTCTCCATGTCGCTAAATCCGGCCACGGTCGGGCCTTGATAACCGACATAGGGAGAGTTCGCCATCGTCCCCGCAATCGAAAGGTTTTGATTGGCAAAATCTTTATATTGCTTGGGGACTTCCGAACTCGTCGTTTGCGTCCCACCACCACCACCAGGCATCACACTATCTCCTTTGCCAATAAATGGGCCGAGACGGAATAATCCGGCAACGCCCGCACCCAACCTTTTCGGCCACCGGCCAACATGAACGCGCACCCTTCGGACCGCGCCCAATCCTCAATATCCGGCTTCATTTCCTCAACATCGGCCATTCGCCCGCCGACAAAAACGACCCGGCACGCTTTCAGTCGAGGGAACTGGACCATCTCGGTAACAATCGCTGTCTCGCCGTGACACCAAAGCCGCATGGTCTTGGCTTCGATCGCTTTGCGGACATCTTCCGCATTGTGCGTGGGCAAGCCTCGCCGTATCGCCGCCTCGATCAAAGGCTTGGCCTTGGCCCAAGTCTCCGGCGTCACCGTTTCTCACCAGACGGTTGAACATCAAAAGTCATCCGGCCCAACCGTCCCGACGCGGGCGCCGAAGATCCGGAATATCTGACCTTCACCTGCCGCGCCTTGATCCGCGCCGCGAGGTATTTTGTAGTTGAGCCAAGCGTCCCAAACGACTTCTCGCTCTCCGTTCCTTGCGGCCACATTTTCCCGGTCATGGTGACGGTTGCCCCGCCGACAAGATCCGCGAAATCAGGCGTGACCCGCCGCACCATCATGAGGTTGTCGCCATCACCGAGATCGATATAACCGCTCTCGACGTGCCAGGTGATCGCGTTGCCGCCGTCGGTATCACCGCGCTCCTGAAGATAGACCGTCCCGTCGGTGTGGATGCCTATCGGGTACTGAAGAACGCCGCGATCAACCCAGGCGGAGATGTCATACGTGCCGATCGACCAGTGATTTTCCTTGTAGTTGTAAATCAGGTAGGAATCGCACTCGTTCGACGCCCCCGGATAAAACCACCAGATTTCATTCCAGCGCCCGTTGACACCGCCAAAAATCAATTCCTCTTGGACATTCGCGAGCCGGTCAAAAAACCACTCGCGCACAGGACATTGAATCTCTTGCGGCGCGCCGCCCTGCCAGACAAAGAATTTCCGACTGGTGGAGAGCCAATATACCGCGCCGGTATCCCCGACCCTGACCGCCGCGTTGGAGCCGATCAACCCGCACCCGGTTCCAACAAGGTCAAACCCAAAAACAAAGGTGGTATCTTGCAAGTACCGCATTTGATACATCGCGGTGTCAGTCCAGATCGCGTTCACGAACGGCATCGCCATGCCGCGAACAATGCGAGAGCCCTCGGCAAGCTTAAAGTCGCCCGCCGTGTTCGTCGCCGCCGGGGTCCAGTCACCGTTGGTAAATCCGCCCTCTTGCAGCGCCCAGGCGGCGAGCATCGGGTCTCGTGTCGACGTTGCCGCATCCTCTGTCCCCAGGGCCACCAGGAACCGCTCGGGCGTCATGAAGTGGCTTAGGGACTGCGCCGGGGCGTCCGTTGCTGAGAGCGCCGCCGCGTTCTGGCTCAGATTGTTGGCCCAACGATAAAGCGGGGACTCCCGATAGTTGGCCACCATATTCTGGCCGTAATTCGAGATATGCCACACCCGCGCGCGCAAGTCGCTTTCTGTCGATGACCGGGAGTAATAGCCCGACGAATAAGTCCCCGTGCCATAGCCCGCCTGAGTAACGCCAAATTCGCGCCCGATGTTCTCTTCATAGAAGTATTTCGACACCCCTCCCGCAGCCGATGCCGTCGCGTCCGCAGCCGATCGAGCGGTGAAAGCATAGGTGTCCGCGTCCGTGACGGATTCAACCGGGTGCTCGTGATAGTAGGTGTACGTTGGTGTCCCGCCGCCCGTGGCAGAACTCGTGGCCACGGTGTCGACGTGGATCAGATACGAGTCATTGTTAAGAACATAGACCCGGTGGGTTTTATCAATATCCCCCGTTCCAACGCCGCCAACCGCCGCCGAGCTTCCGAGGGTCGCGTATTCCCCTCGGGTCAGGCCGTGCGCCGTGTGGTTGATAATCATAAATTTGGAATTCTGAATGGTTTCGAGAAGCCCCGAACCAAGCGTTCCAGAAGCGCCGATCGACAACCCGCCCACGGTCGCCGCGCACTGCAAATATGCCGCATCGCCAACCGTCACCCCATGCGCCGTGTGCGTGACCGTGACAGTGGTTGACCCGCCGACGGTCGCCATGCGGCTGGTAAACTCTCCGCTCGCCCGAGATGGGGTGACATCCCATATCCTGGCGTCATGGTAGACATAGATCTTTTTATGCGTGCCAATGCCGACAAGTTTCTGCCCAGCATTGTCTTCCCATGCATGGGTGGCGCGCGCTTTCCCGGCAACCGTGTCGAGCGTCGCCTTTTCCTGCCCGCCGATGATTTGTGGCAAGCCCTCGCCGTTCACGACGCGAAATCGAACCTTGTCCGCATCGGTATAGGCCCCCTCGGATGACAATTCCGAGTTGTCCTTAACGACACCAGGGCGGAGACGGGGGGCGAAGTTCGCCATGTTAAGACGGCCAGCCGACGGTGATGTCCCGATCGGCTATTTCTTGAGCCGTTCGAGCGGGATCGTTGATATATTCGGCGTGCGCGCTTTCAGCCGCCTGATCTGCCGCCTTATGCGCGACCGCCTGTTGGTATAGAGCGGTCGCCAGCGTCGATGTCATGGGCACGACAACTCCGGATCGCGTGGTCACCTTGTTCGTTCCGGTCAAGCTTCCGTCAACGTAAGCATCTCGGGCCTCTTTGATCTCGGCAATAGCGTCCGGCGTAGTCGCAATAAAAATGCCGTTGAAGGTCATCCCGTCCTGCGATCGACGGCGATACTCGGCGCTCAAGGCATCAAGCTTGGCCTTGCGGACGCTCGCCACCCGCGCGGTCGTTTCTTCCGCCGTCAAGGCTGCCGTGACCCATGCCGCCCCGTCCCACGATTGCTTGTGTGTGTTCGGATTGAAGATCGGTGCGCCTGTGGCCGCGACATAGCCCAGCGTGGCTAGTTTGGCATCGGACAGCTCATTGAGGGCGGTGTAGTTGGTGCCATCCGCCGCAAGGTGCGATTTGGGAAGCGGAGCCGGAACCGCGCCATTAAAGGAATAGAGCGTCATTCCCAACCTCCCGCTAGCATTTGTGAAAGTGTCGGCGGCGTGAAGTTCGCATCGCTCGCCTCAATACCTGCTCGTATCGCAAACCCGCACATCTGTCCCGTAAAATTACTGCCGGAAAAACCCGTTTCCTTGCCGACGGAAGCAAGAATATTGGTACCTGTTCCCGCACCAAACATATTGCCGGTGACCGATGTCCAAGTGGTGTCGAGCACCCCGTCTAGGAAATGATAGGCTTTGCTTTCTGACACATCATGCACAGTGCGGATATGACGCCACGTATTAGTGCCGATCGCGAGGTAGGTCATTGGTGTGTCCTTATATGATGCTGCGGTCTTTACGCCGGGTTCTCTGGGAAGCCGTGTAGTATTGGATTGTGCGCGGCGGTGTATCGACTGGCGTGGGTGAAGCGCATGGCGGTCATGTTGCCGCCGAAGAAACCTCCCCCGTCCGTGAACAGCTTAAACGCCTGCCAGTTGGTGTCGTAATCGTTGGTGTCAGCACCGGACGTTATTAGACTTCCGTTCCAGAACATGCGCGTCGTTCCGCTGGCGCGATCCAAGGTGATGTTCTCAACCATCGGGCCGTTGGCGGTATCGTAGCCGGCCCCCGGCTCAAAATTTCCGAAAAGAGATCCACCCGCGCGATACCAATACCAGTTTGCTCCGTCATAGAAATGCCCCTGGAAATGTCGAGCGCCGACCGCACCGGCGGTGTATGCGTAGTGTGCAGAAAACGCCGCATCCAAAGCCCGGTTGCCAACGAACTCTATGCAATAGTCGCCAGTGCCGAACTGAAGACCGGCATCGTCGGAGTACGTGACGGACGCACTGGACGGGTCGGCATACGCGCCCCAAATCGGAGACCGACCGCTATCGTCGGTGATGGTTACCGACCCCGCCGCGATTGTCGCGGTGCGCCCATCCGGGCCTCGATCATGCAAGCCGTCAACGCCGACATCTCCAGCGTGCGGCTGGATCAGGAGTTTAACGCTGGACCAGAGTGGGTCGGTTTCACCTACCGCCGACCCCGCCGCGCCGTCCGCGATATGCTGGAACGGGCTGTCACTTAGGCTCCCGCCGATTACAGGGTTTCTCATCCTATCATCCAATCACTTGGTAGATACCATTAAGCGTAAGGTCGTCGGCGGCACTCGCTTGGAACACCAGCGACTGGTCCTCCATCAGGTCGATAGGCGAGTTACGGTCAACACACACGACGGCCTTGCCGGTGTCGATGCTCAGGTTGAGGGGGATGACGTTGCCGAGGGAAGACCCAGCGACCGTGTCGGACCCATAGGCCACCTGACTGTCACCAACGTCCGAGTGGATACCCGCACCGTCCTGGTCGTAACGCTTACCTTGGCAAGTGACGGCGGCGGCGCTGGCGTCGTTGTTCACGGCGACCAGGGACACCAGGCGTACCAGCTTGCCGCTGGACGCGGTGTTAGACAGAATGTTTCGGTTGGTCGTCGCACTGGAGAAGGCTACGGAGAAGCCATATTCCTTTACGGTCGTTGAACCGGAAATCGTTGGTGCGGCCATTACATGACTCCCATCGCCATCGCGTGGTTTAGGTTGAGATTCGAGACAGGGGATACCACGGCGGTATCCGCCGCCACGGTCAGCGTTTCGTCCGCGCCGTCATTGTTTTCGGTCAACGTGACGCCCGAACCAGCCACCAGAGCGCCGTTCAGATACTGGGCGGTCGTATCGTTCGCGCTCACCAGAACCGCGCCGGACGCCGCCGGGATCGCGGACGATGCGATGGCCGTGTTCATTTGCCCGACATTCACGCCGTCCGTTGTTGCCGTCCCCGTGGCAAGCGCGGTGATTTTTTGCGACCCCATCGAAACGGATGACGTTGGCGCGCCCAGGTCATCAAGATTAATCGGGCCAGTGGCGTAACAATCAGTTCCGTCACAAACGATGCTGACGCCCTGCCCCGTCGCGAGAGTCACCGTCGCGGACCCGCCGGCAGTCTTAATCGTCGCGGTTTGCCCCGATTTATTGTGAAACAAAAACCGGCTTTTGACGCTCGCCAACGTCACCGTAAACGCGGCGGACGGGGAGCCCGCGAGGATATGCCCCGGCTGGCGGTTCTGCTGGCTCACATAGTTCGATGACGTGAGGGTCATGTCCCCGGTCACCGTATGGGTAACGACGCCGTGAATGCCCTCGGACATCTGCTGGATGGCGTTATTTAGCCCCGCCGTGGTGTCGGTGCCCCAGGTGTTCAGGTTGTCCCCCGCGTCCTGTACGGGATAACCACCATAATTCGATGCCGATGTGCTCATGATACAGTCGCTCCGTCGCTAACGCGCTTCCAGTTCGTCCCGTCGCTCGTGGCGAGCGTCCGTCCGCCGGCCTCATCCGTCACGATGACCACGCTATTGAAATGCGTCGTCGCGCTCGGAAGCGTCGCCACCGTGTAGGCTGCGACTTTCGGGATCTGGCCTAGCGAGAATTTGCTGTTTTCAAGGTTCTGAAGCTTGGGGGTGAGAACCTGGATCACGGACCACGCCCATTGCTCCCAGGCCTTGCCAGTCGGGGCCGGGATCATACGACCACCACGTCAAGCTGAGTCTTGATCGGCGAACCGCTGTAGATCGCCCGCGCGCTTTCACCTTTCAACGCCCCCACCGCCCTGTCATAGAGGCCAATCCACACTTGGAGCCGCGCGTCATCTTCAAGATATGGCGCGGAATGCACCAGGGAGCCGTAGAGGTAGACATCCGGATAATTGGTCAGAAGCCAATTCGTGTCCGCGTCGTCCGTCAGAACGGTTAGGGCCTGGTAATAGTGTAATTCGACGTTATAGGCGGCATCCGACGGCGGGCGAATGAGCATATTCCCGCCCTGGATCGCATAGGCCACCGGCTGGGCCGTCGTTGTGTTTGGATACTCCTGGAACAAGTCGAAGATCGTCTTGCTCACCAGCGCCTTCAGTGGTGTCGATTGCAATATCACCGCCTCGGCGCTCAAGAAATCGGTGGGCAGCGTGAGGCTGGTCCCGCTAGCCGCGAGCGCGATTGTCTCGCTCGTTTGTTGCCGGCGATGCAGAAGATCCCGCTTGATATTGACCTCGAACAATCGGACAAAATCCGGCACCTTGGCCGTGAAATCCGTGTCGCCATCTCGCGCCAGTTCAGCGCCAATCGACGTTTTAAGCTGCCCGTAATTCGCGAGTGCCATTCGTCGCCTCCAATACCGATTTCAAATCCCACGGCTCATGAACGACGTTCACGCAGCCAAACCAGGGGTGCGTGGCCTCGTTTATTCCATAACGCCAATGGTGATAGTCCTTCGGCAGTAAAACCCACGTCGGCGTGCCGAGCGCGCCGGCAAGGTTAATCACCGAGGTTGGAACCGAAATCACCGCATCCAATTCGGCGACTAGCGCCGCCGTGTCGTCATAGTCCGGCGTTTCGACCATAAACGGCCAATGGATAATCCCAGGAACGAGGGGTGGCTCTTTGTACTGGAGAGAGATGAACGTAACGTCCGGCCCGTCTGTGAACGGGGACACCCCCAATTTCTCCAATAGCCACTGAGCATCAACCTGCCTCTCGTATCCCGCGCCCTTCGCAAAGCCGCCTGTCCAGGCCAGCCCGATTTTCCGTCCCGGTAAATCATCCAAAAGCGCCCGCGCCATCTTCCGCCGCTCGGGGCATGCGGTCAGATACGGCTTGCGCGGGCAATCGTCCGGCTTGTCCCAGAAATGCATCGGCAAGGATGAAATCGGGATCTTATGCGTCGGGCTGAAATCCGCCAGCCAGGGCTTATCAGTCTGATATCGAGTGCCGCGAACCTTCAGCCATGGGAACGATCTTTGAAACAACCCAGCTAGCTTTGGGTTGGTTTCCAGAACGACATCGCGCCCCTCCAATTCATGTAGCAGGGCGGCAAAATAAACCTCATCGCCGACGCCTTGCTCGCCATAGACAACTAGCCGGTCGAAGTCGCCGTCGATCCACATCTCCGCGTCGCCGAAAAACCGCTCGGGACGCTCGGGCTGCCCCACATGGGAATGCATGCAGCGCCAGCCGTTTTCCCAATCTCCCTTGGTCATGTAGACCATGCCCAGATTGCCGAGCGTGTCGGGGGAATTCGGGTCGATCTCAATGGCGCGGTGGTAAAATTCCAGCGCCTCGTCATGCCGCCCCATCGAGTGAAGAACGGTGCCCATGTTCGATAGCGCGAATTTGTAATCCGGGTCTCGTTCAAGAGCCTTGGCGTAGAATTCAGCCGCTTGCTCGTGCTGATGCCAGGCATAGAGGCATCGGCCAATCCCATTGTGCGGCGCCGCCTTTTCAGGCGCGATCCGCATCGATTGTTGGAACATCTGAAACGCAACGCCCAGGTTGCCGTGGTCGAACAGCGCCGCCCCCATGCAATACAGGCATTCGGCGTCATTGGGGTGATCGTTCAGATAACTCTCATAGAGGCTCAACGCGCCGGTCGGGTCACCCGCCTCGACCAACTGGCGCGCTTGGATCATACGTTCCAATGGGCGCTCCGCAGATGCCGCCAATCAGAATCGTTCAACAGTCGCTTGACCGCCGGCCAATGGTCCTTGTTGAAAACGTCGATGCCCTTCTCGGTTTTCCATTGTTGGATAACCGTGAGGGGGATGGTGCCGACCTTGCGAAAATCTCGGCTTTCACTCCATCCGCCGTGATCCTCGTTGGCCTGGTATTTGTTGGCCTCGATGATGCCGCTCACGTCCTGAACTTCGTGAACCTTGAACTCGTTCCCGTCGGTGGATTCATTGACGTACCACGTCTGAATCCCGGTCAACGGATCGATATCAATCAAGCGTTTGTCGGTCATGCTTTCTGCAAAGGAAACGGGGGGCCGAAGCCCCCCGCTCATGGTTACGCAACCGCGAGGTCCGCGATCTTACCGCTTGCGGCCTCGTTGCAGCATTCAAGGGTATATTCCCCTAGAATGTGGCGCTTCTCGGAATCACCGGTCTTCGCCAAGCGCTCTTGCTTGAACGAACGCCCAGACAGCGGGCACAACTTCCAGTAATCCCAATCGACCACCAAGCCCGTCCGACCGCGCATGAAGCGGGAGGGGACGATCGCAAGTTGACCGAAGTCGCTGACATAGACATCGGCGGCGCCGATGATCTGCGTCTGGCCAACCTTCGGCGCGGTATCGCGATACAACGTCGCGATGCCGGAGAAGGTCGAAGCCTGCTGCTTGTTGAACGAGCCCACCATGAAGGTCGACGGATCACCGCCCGCGTCCCAAGCCGAAGCAAGAACGGTCTTCAGTTGAGCCTCGGCCAAGGTCCGAACGGTGGTGCCGTCGGTCGGAGCCGTGGTCGGAGCGCCCGAGGACGTTACCGGCGTGGTGCCGTCGGTGAAATTGTCCTTGTTGGACGCGATCCACGTTTCCATGCCGGCCATGGCGCGAGCCGTCGCGGAACTGCCGGCAACCGCCGCACTGTTCTGGGTAACCGAAAGCTCAAGATCGCGCTTCACCTCCTTCGAGCGTTTGGACATCTGATACGCGAGTTCCTTCGCCCGACCGGCCTTGTTCACGGCGTCGGAAGTGCCGGAAACCTGGACGGTCTTTTTCAGGATTTGCGTGTAGTTGCCAAGGCGCGAAGTCGCCTGAATGGTATTCGGGCTCGAATCGTCGCCGTCGAGATGAGAATTCGACGCGGCGGCGGCGAGAGAATCCGTCTGCCATTCATGGTAGGTGCTGGTTGCGGTGCCCTTCTTCATGTTACTCACCGCCGGGGTTTCCGTTGGCGAGATGTTGAAGATAAGGTTACTCAGGTCTTCACGAATGCCCGTGAGGTCAAACGTGGTAGTCGTTCCGGAGGGGACAGCCATTTCAAGGCTCCTTATGTCCTCCGCCGAAGGGGTTACTTCATCATGTCGGCCATGAGAATGTCCGTCATTGATTCAGCACTGCCCTTCTGGCGGTGTGCTTTCACAAGGCGCGCTTTCCTGGAATCGGGTCTTGGCTTCGGAGCGGTTTCCGTCGACCTCACGGGAGCCGGGGGCTTTGCGGCCACCTTTTTCTTCGCGAGGGCAACCTTGGACTTTTGGGACGCCACATGCTGGTCATAAAGATACGCTTTGCGAGCGATGACCACGGCCCGGCTATCAGCTAGACCGTTAATCTCATCCTCGGTGTATCCGGATGACAAAAGCATGCCTCGCACACCCGCCTTTTCGTGGCTTGCCACTTCCGACGTTGCCCACTCGGGGATACGTCGGGGCAGCAAGGCCGCTTGTTCGGCGGCGTATTGAGCCTGAGCGTGGGCGTGTCGCTGTTCATGCTGTTGCAAGAAAGCGGCGCGCTGTTGCATCACAGCTTCATACTGGTGCTGAGCTTCAGCCGATCCGATTGGATCATCCGAATCCCATTGCGGTTTCTGAGGCGTGTTGGCCTGTAGAAACAACAGCTCTTGATCCTTTACCCGCTCCCATTCCTGCGCGCGGTTCTGGAGTGCGCGGGCCTCGTCACTCAACGACGTGGTTTTCCGCGTGTAATCCTCGGTCCGCATGTAACCGTCACGGAGTTCGTCAAGAGCTACCCGGATCGGGCCGTGGACGGGATGTTCCCATTCGACAAAGTCTTCAAGGTCATCGCCCTCGGCCTGTTCTGGACTCTCTTCGCCCTCGGCTTCAGTCGCATCGTCTTCGGATTCGGACGATTCCTCGTCCTCGGCTTCAGAACCTTCGGCGTCACCGCCTTCTGGCTGCTCTTCTGCCCCCTCGTCGGCCTCTGGGCTACCCTCGAAAGGACCATCAACCGTCTCGGTGTCTTGCTCTCGATTGATGCCGTCTTCGGCGTCCAATTCCTGAGACGCGAACGCCTCGAAACCGTCGAGATTAAGGTCATCGACGCCTGGTGAGGCGCTACCGACAACTGCCATTTTCAACCTCCTTGCGACGCCCTCGGGCGCTACCGCAAATGAAAAAAGCGCCCCGAAGGACGCCAACTATCCCCTGTCAATGCAGGGAATTCTTGTTAGACGCTTGTTAGACGACCTCGTGGTTGTGCCCGAGCATGGCTTGAGAAGCCTTGCCCGCCATCAAAGCCGCGCCAAGCGCGCCCCGAACGTGTTCAAGAACCTCGACCGCTTTCAGGCGATCCAGCCTCGCGGTCGCTTCCTGAGCGCTGACCGCATCCCGGATGTAAAGCTCGCGAAGATCGTCAAACACCTTGTTGAACAAATCGCTCCCAAGGATGCGCTGGGCCTCTTCGCCCGCGCGCTGTTGCTCTTCTAGCTGACGCTTGGCGTCTTCATCGGTCATGCTATCGGCTTTCGTCAATGCCGGAGAGTCGATTCCGGATGATCCCGTTGCGGGAAGCGGGGGAATACGGCTCCCCCGTATCAAGCCGGTTGAATTCATGGATCGGCGA